AAATACAGGATTGGGTGATAATTTAGTTGGTAATCAATCTATGGTTGATTCTGATGGAGACGGTACTCCAGATGGATGGGTTATGTGGCAAACTTTAGGAGCATCTTACACAGACACTGAAGATAGAGCTACTTTCTCAATTCCAGAACCTGGAGTATTAAGAGTTACTGATGACCTATATGGAGGTGATGGAAATAATGGGACAAGTGCGTCTGATGCAAGAGGGAAATCTCCTCATTATAGATTTACATATGGAGAAGATGGTACAAGTTATAAGATAAACTTTAAAATAAGAGGCTCTTTTAACTCTTCTGGTGACGTTGTTTATATAAGAGGCTACTCTGCAAGTAGTTCGTGGGGTTGGCCCCCTGTTGCACTTACAACAGATTGGGTCGAGCATACTTTATATATAAATAAAACTACTCATTCAGATTTTGATGATGCTAATGCTGGTATTAGTATATATATTGGAGGTGGAAATATATGGCACATGAGAACCGATGGGCAGCCTTCAAACACATGGATGGAACTAAAAGAAGTAGGTGTTTATCCTGTCAATGATAAAAATCATGCAACAACTGTATTTTATGGTGATGAGATGATAGCTGATGCTAAGAATCAAGGAATGACAGGTACTCCTGATTGGGATGTACATGACCCAGAAGGGGGAAGTGGTGTTGCTGTAGACATTAATCCTACAGGTGGAGATACTCCAAATGCTGCTGGTAGAATGAGAGTAACTACCACAACAGATAATGAAATTGAAGGGGCAAAATTACCAGTTGCTAATTTAACAGCCCCTGTTGTTGGGAGAACATATAGAATTACTGCTGCTTTAGATGCTTTAGCTGGTGACACTACCCCAACTATAATCGCATCTTTTGGAGGTGCAACTGCTAGTAATGCAATAGATGTAAATGAATCAGATTATAATTTTGATATTGTAGCAGCAAATACAACTGGAGATTTAATGTTTTATACAGATTCTGCAACTCAATCAACATTTACTGTTGATGATGTTACTGTTAAAGAAATAGGAGTAGCTTCAGGTTGGACAGATGCAGACCAACAACTTGATATACCACAAACAGCATTGCAATCTTATAATCAATTGGCTTGGTTCCCAGGGGCAGACCCAGGAGTTGATTATGAAGTAGAAGTAGATAAGGACGCTGCAATTGATGATATTTGGGACGGTGGGGGAACAGCAAGTGCTTGGATATATCCAGTAGATGCAGGCGCTGGTGGAGCAGCGAGAGTTTTAGATAAAGACAAATGGATAATATATTTAACAAGTGCTGGAACTAAAATCTCATATACATTTAAGCACGATACTGCTGATGCTACAGGAATTACAACTAATGCAGTTCTTAGTGTAGGAGAATGGTCTCATATTGTTGTTACTTACGATGATGATAGCCCAGCAACACCTCCTAAAATATATGTAAATGGAGAGTCAGTTGCTGTTACTGAAAATTCACCTGAAGGAGATGGTGCATATACTACAGATTCAGGAAATGACTTTTTTATAGGTAATAAAGAAAATGGTTCAAGAACATTTCATGGCTGTATAACAGAAATATCAATGTGGAAAGAAGTTTTAACGCAATCAGAAGTAAATAATTTATATAATGATGGTAAAGCTCTTGATTTAGTAAATGAATATGTTGGAGATAATTTAGCGGCTACTTTTATTAATGGAACAAGTCAACCTTTTGACACTTTTTCATCAAGTGGAAATAATATTAGTGCAGCTATAGATGCAAATACTGGAGCTAAGCAAGGGTGTGCTTCAGAGACAGGCTTTTCATGCTCTGTGGGTGAAAAATTTCAAATTGATTTTGATATAACAATAAATAGCTATACAGGGGGAGGGGTGAGTGTTGGTTTGGCAGGTGCCGCTTCAGGGGAAGGTACAAATAGAAGTACCGCTGTTAACTACACAGAAAGCCAAACCGTATCTGCAATAATAACTTGTACTTCAGCTGACGACGCTGCTCATTTAGAGTTTGCGTCACAAGCGCCTGCAGATGGCAGTGGTTTAGTTAACTTTTCAGCATCTAATATTAGATTGTATCGATTACCTACAGGCTATTGGAGAAATAATGGTCTTGCAACCTGGAATGATTTATCTGAAAATAGCAATAATGGCACTGTAACTAATCTTACTGAAACTATATTACAACAAGCAGGAGTGGATGCTTCAAGAGATTGTCAAGGTTTCTTAAT